GGGTGAAAATGTCGCGTGCTCTGACGGTACGAATGCGTATATTATGGGTTGGACTGAACCAATGAATGCAACTCGTGGATGGGGTTGGGATGGGATTCAAAAATATGTTTATGCTACTGATGTCTGTACAGATAGTACAGCAAATTTATCTTCTATACGGTCATATCATGTTATGACACAAAGTGCGACTCATGCATATTGTGTTGGTGGAAGACTAAATGCTGGTGATGCAACGGGTACAGATTCAATTGACAAATGGCAGTTTGCAACAACAAATGATGCTACTGATGTTGCTAATCTGTTAGGTACTAGACGAAATTCTGGTTGGGGAAGTTCATCAACAACACATGGATATGTAGCAGGCGGGGTGCCAACAACTCACAACACTAACCCAATGAATAGTATTGAAAAACATCAATTTTCTAATGATGCGGATTCTACAGATGTTGGAGATTTATTAAGTGGGGCCACTTGGGGTTTTGGTAGTAATAGTTCAACAACTCATGGTTATGGTTTTGGTCATAATGACGGAGTACAATCCTACCAATTTACTAATGAAATTACCAGATTTGCGTTTTCTGTAGATGGTAATGCTACTGATGTTGGAGATTTATCTCTACTTAGAGGGCAGAGTCAAGGACATCAATTTTAAGGAAAACAAATGGCAATAGCAAAAATAGAAAGAGATGGAATAGAAGATGGTGCAATTGATGGTTCTAAAATTCTTGACGGAATTTTAGGGGCAACTGATATTCCTAATGATTCACTTACTAATGCTAAGTTTAGTAATAGTGCTGTTATTCCTACATCTAAGTTAACAGGTCTTGCTACATCAGCAACGACTGATACAACTAATGCAACGAACATTACAAGTGGTTCGTTAGCTACAGCAAGAGTTGATGTTGGTACAACAGCAGGAAAAATATTACAAGTAGATGGTTCTGGAAATCTTCCAGCAGTAGATGGTAGTCTATTAACTGGTGTTGTTGGTGCAATAAAGAGTTCAAGTGATCCTACGATTTCAACGAATCCTTCTGGTGGTGTTGGAACAGAATGGCACAATAAAACTACAGGTCAGATGTACATTTGTACTGATGCAACTGCTGGAGCTAATGTATGGTCTAATGTAGGAGCAGGGTCAGGCAACATTGTTCCTTATTTTTTTCAAGGAACACAATATGGATTTGTATATGGTGGTACATATCCAACTAGTGCGGATATTCAAAAATGGTCTTTTACTAGTGATGGAAATGCGACTGATGTAGGAGATCAATCCGTTCAACGACAATCATATTCAGCTTCTTCATCAGCAACATATGGTTATTGTCATGGTGGTGCAGGTCCATCAAATGTTATTGATAAGTTTCAATTTACAGTTGGTGGAACAATGACAGATGTAGGAAATCTGACTGCTGCAAGAACTTATCCTTCTGGTATGACTTCAAATGGATATGGATGGGCTGCAGGTGGAGCGGGTTATTTAAATGTTATTGAGAGATATTCACATACTAGTGATGGAAATTCTACTGATTGGGCAGATTTATTTACAGGAACCTCCGCAGCTTCAAACGGCGTTTCAGCAACAGATTATGGATATACAGCTGGAGGAGCCGCACCCGGGACTAATACTAATACAATACAAAAATTTGTATTTGCAACCCAGACAAACGGTACAGATGTCGGAGATTTGCTTTACATTGTTAGTCAATCGGGTGCAACTTCATCATCAACACATGGTTATATTATGGGTGGTAATCAAGCTCCTACGACAAATACGATTCAAAAATTTCCATATGCAAGTGATTCAAATAGTACAGATGTAGGAGATATTTTCTCAGATAATGGCAAAGGAATATTTTTGCCAGGTAATGCATCTTCTACAACTTATGGATACAGAGCTGGAGGTGATGATGTAGCAGGTGGTACAGCAGTAAATGTAATTGACAAACATAGTTTTACAACAGATGGAAATGCTACCGATGTAGGAAATCTAGCACACGTTCAAAATTACATGGGACAAGGTTCACAATACTAAGGAAAACTAATAATGGAGGTTTTATGAAACAAGATGAGTTTGATGAAAAAATAAAGTATGCACAGAATATAATTAATATTTTACAAACAAGACTGAATGAAGCAATAGCACAGAATGTTCAGTTAGAAGCAACAGTAACACAATTAAAAGAAAAATTAGAAACACCAAAACAGGAACCAGTAGATGGCGATAATAATAAAACCGAAGAAAAGTGAAACAGCATCAGCTGTTCCAACAACGGGTGATTTAGCTGTTGGTGAAATTTGTGTGAATGTTGCAGATCGAAAGATATACACTAGAAAATCAAATAATTCTATTGTTGTTGTTGGAAGTCATATTGATGCAGCTGTTGGTGGTGATGTTACTGGTACAGTTTCAAATATTCAAATAGGTTCTAATACAGTTGGTGTAACAGAATTAAATGTTTCAGATGGAACAAATGGACAAGTATTAAAAACAAATGGATCAGGTACTCTTAGTTTTACAACGATAGCACCAGGAGTATCTGAAGCAACAGCAACTTCAAAGGCTGTCACAATGGCAATCGCGTTAGGATAAAACTATGGCATATCCAAATTCAAGAATTACATCAAGAGCACTCTTAAAAGAATATTGTTTAAGACGATTGGGACATCCTGTTATTGAAATCAATGTAGATGAAGAACAATGTGATGATAGAGTAGATGATGCTTTAGAATTTTTTGCAGAGTATCATTTTGATGGTGTGGAGAAAGTTTTTCTTAAACATAAAATAACAGCAACTGATATTACTAATGAATATATTGATATGGCTGATCCTGATTCTGATGTTGTAGGTCAAGACTATCCTGATGGGGGACCTGTTATTAGTGTTCGTAGAGTTTTACCAATTGCTAATTTTAATGCATTTCAAACTGGTTTCTTTAATGAAGAATTTCAAATGCGATTACAGGATTTGAATACATTTACTGGAACATCATTAATCAATTGGCAGATGTCGTTACAAAATTTTTCAATGGTAAGTTATTTATTTACTGTTGCACCTACTGTTCTTTTTAATCGCAAACAAAATAAATTATATCTTGAAACTGATTGGGAGAATAAATTTGATGCAGATGACTTACTTATTATAGAATGTTATCGTGTATTAGATCCGACAACAAATGTAGAAGTATATAATGATATATTTTTAAAGAAATATTGTACAGCATTAATTAAAAGACAGTGGGGAGAAAATTTGAAAAAGTTTGAAGGAGTGCAACTTCCGGGTGGTGTTACACTTAACGGTAAGACAATTTATGATGAAGCTGTAGATGAGATTAATAAGATAGAAGAAGAAATGAATCTTAAATGGGAACTTCCACCTGATGGGTTTATAGGCTAATGGCAACTAATTTATATTTTCAAAATGTAACATCTCATGCAGAACAAGAATTGATTAATGATCTAACAAGTGAAGTAATTAAAATTCATGGTATGGATGTATTTTATATCCCACGATCTGTTTCATCTTCAGAAGATCCTGTTCTTGGTGAAGATGTATTATCTTCATTTTCTACTACTTATGAGATAGAAATGTATCTTAAAGGAACTGAAGGTTTTGGTGGTGAAGGTGATTTAGTTAGTAAGTTTGGTTTAGATGTTCGTGATGAAGTTATCTTCACAGTTCATAAAGATAGATTTGAACTTGCAACAGATATGGCAAAACCATTGGAAGGAGATTTGGTTTTCTTACCAATGAGTAAAGGATTATTTGAGATTAAGTTTGTAGAACACGAACAACCATTTTATCAAGCTGGAAAGAATTATAGTTTTGATTTAACTTGTGAGTTGTTCCAGTATTCTGAAGAACAATTGGAAACTGGTATTACTGATATAGATGATATTGAAAGAGAACAAGGTTATACAATTGATCTTATTATGACAGCAGGAGGTACTGGGACATTTTCTGTTGATGAATTTATTTATCAAGGTCCGAGTTATGCAAATGCAACTTTTAAAGGAACAGTTGTTAGTTGGAATGCTACGACAAGAGTATTACGACTGAATGATACTTCTGGTTCATTAGGAGCTGTAGCTACTTATGCGGCAGATGCTGCTGGTGCGGCTACGGGTACTGTTTGGACATTATCATCTACTACTGATCCGACAGGTAAAGCAGATGTAGACCAAGTATTACCTACAGATCCTAATGCTGATAACTTGGAGTTTGAGATTGAAGCAGATTCAGTTTTAGATTTCACAGAGTCTAATCCGTTTGGAGATGTAAGATAATATGTTTGGTACTTATTTTTATAATAAAAATATACGAAATATTGTTATACTGTTTGGTACAGTATTTAATGATATTAGTATAAAACGTACAGATGCTTCTGATGTTGTTAAAGAAGAAATTAAAGTACCTATAGCTTACGGACCTGCTGAGAAGTTCTTAGTAAGATTACGAGAAGCAACTGATATAACTAAAGGAAAAGTTGGTTTAACTTTACCAAGAATGTCATTTGAGTTTACCAGTATTAATTATGATCCTGCACGAAAACTTGTGTCAACAAAACGATATAAAGCACCAAAATCTCTTGGAATAGTTGAAGGTATAACTCTTACGGGTGGTGGTTCTGGTTATACATCGGCACCGACAGTTACATTTTCTGGTGGTAGTGCAACAACTCAAGCAACAGCAACAGCAACTGTTAGTGGTGGAGTTGTAACTGTATTAACTCTTAATACGGGTGGTACTGGTTATGTAACTGCACCAACGATTACAATTACTGGTGGTGGAGGTTATAATGCAACAGCTGTTGCCAATATAGATGCAAGTCAGACTCAATTAACTACTATATATAATCCAGTACCATATAATTTTGATTTTACTTTGAGTGT